GCCATTAGCAAACGATTAGGGCACTCGAATATGACAACGACCATTAATGTATATGCTTATCTAATAGATGAATATAAACATAAGCTAGACGATGAAATTGAGCAGAAATTAGCGCAATTATAGCTATCGTTGCACCATTATTGCACTCAATCACCGAAAATGCTGCTATATAAACGTTTGTGCGTTATATATTAAATTAAAGGCTAAGGTCGGTATAATGTTATATAGTTTTTTATAATGCGCAAATATGCATATTAGCTTAATTTACTGACCTAGAATGGTATATAAATTTTCTAACCGTTGCACTTTCATTGCACAAAAAACGGCCGTCATATGACGACCGCTTTATTTTTTACGTGGATCTTTAATGCCAGTTGCAGCTTCCATTCCCGCAGTTGTTACTACCAAAGTATGACCGAATTTTCGAAATGATGAGAACAAAATATTCCCATTTTGTGCCCCTTTTATCCCCTTCGATGCAGAAGACGACACCTTCGAAAGAAGCGCCGCCTTTTTGCAATAGAATACCTGATGCCATTATAGCATATCGGTGCAAAATCGTCTGAAATTGCACCGATTATCTCATGGACCTTTCTAACCTACTAATTTTAATAGGCACATTTGGCCACTGCTTCAATGGGCCAAGCTGGCCCTTTCTCCGGTTAAACATGCGTTTGCTTTACGCATACAAAAAAGACTATATATTTAAAGTGTGAATCCAAGTATATCGTCTTTACCATCAGCCATCTCCTGATGGATTTTTTATTTTAAACTAATGATAACTTTTGTAAGGTCTTTACTAATTTAGGATTTTCTAATAATTCATTCATAGTTGATTTAGGATTAATATCAACAGTTTTATTTACAACCTTGCTTATTTTTTACTTGGAACTTTAACGAATTGTTCTCTTAATCTTTGATTCATTATATCAGCTCCTTTCAAATTGATATTAGTATACTACTATATATATTAGTAAGTATCAAGATTTTTTATCTGAAAGTATGTTTCTTGAAAAGCCAAAATCAATATAAGAATGTCTTAATACATATTGGTAAAGTTGTTTAATTGACATTTCTCTATTCGCTATTTTTATAGATACATTATATAAAGCTACTTCATCAAGTATATCAAATGAATAACCATTTACTTTTAAGTAAAGCAACGCTGTTAATAGTGCCGTTCTTTTATTACCATTATTAAACATCTGTTTCGTTGATATTGTATACCAAAAATATGTTGCTTTATATAAAATTGTTGGATATGGAGTAACACCAAAAAACCATTATCAACCTGTCCCAGCAGTGAAGACAATCCTTCTTTATCTTTTACACCATAAAACCACTCTTCTTTTAGAAGTTTTTCTGATTCTTCATTTATATTAGCGAGTATATCAATGTTCAATTTAGGATGCTTTGCAGGAAGAACATACCAAAAGCCTTCAAGAGAGTTGTCAAAATAAAATGAAAGTCTATACAATTGTTGATTGTATTTTCTAAAAGATAATTTCCATCTTTTTTTATCAACCTGATTTAAATTTATTGACTTAGCAAAAAGTCTCTTGTATTCGTAAATCTGCTTTCTACAGACATTTGTAACAACCAAATACCCGTAAAGCTTTTCATCATTCATAATATATACCTCAAGTAATTATTATACGACAAAAATTCCTAGCGGTCATTGCAGGTTGTGCAACTACCACTGATACGCAAAAAAGCCCTAGCCGTAGCTAGGACGTGATGATTATGGATCCAAATTAAATTGACTGACTTTGGTCATGACCTTTGCCACTGTATTTTTGAATAAGTAATCTAATTGCGGCTACCTGCTCATAGTTTAAAATGACCCTATCTATTTTTTGAAAGCTGTCATGTAAGATAACCTGTCCATCAACAATTTCAAACGGATTTTTCTCAGACATTTTTACACCTCGAACATTAGTTTCTTTGATTATAGCATTTAAAATCAGCTGGCCATACCGGTTATCTATTATAATTTGCAAGAAAACGAAAAGAATCGAACGGGTAAAAACACCTATATATCAACGTTTATGTTCATTGTTAAAAAGAAAGCAAAAAGAAAAAGCCTACAAGGGTTCATAGGCCCACGTAAAGCTTACTTAAAGACCGATCGGTCAGCAGTCATTCCTGCTGATGACTATATTATTAATCAATTGTCTTATTTAGTCAAACTTTCCGTACACCTCGCCAGTCTTAGCATTGCGGACAGCTACATAGCCATAGCCGTTACCACGTGGTTGACGTACGTAAACAAACTCACTACCCCGCGACCAGGCGTCATACTTGATCACACTACCTGCTGGCAGGACCGCAATCGTAGATGCACTAGGTCGTGCGCCCCAACGCAGGTGTAGAGCCGTGTTGCTGATAAACTTGCCATCTTCAGCGTGCCAGACTGCGCCCAAGTTGTCCGTCCACGTGGTCTGTGGGTTAACGACCGGCTTAGCCTGATCAACCTTAGGCTGTGGTGATGGCGTAGGGTTGGCTACGTTGGCTTTGGCAAACTTGTCCCAAGCCGCCTCGTCCAGGTACCAGATAGACCGGTCCATGTCGCCACCGGTATACTGCCAGCCGGTGATAAACTTAAACGCACCGCTGGATACTGCCATGTTAGGCACCGTCCAGCTCCCCCACGTCATGCTTGCGTACTTGGCGACCCACACGCCACAGTCGTTGGCACAGTTGGCTACTTGAGCCAGAGCCGACTCAGATACATAGATGACACACCAGACACCGGTCAGATCGTGCACACGGTCGACAAACCGGCGTACCCAAGTTGTGTTGCCAAAGGCGCTGTTCTGGTAGCTTTCCCAGTCGATGATCAGCATACCCGTACCGATATAGCCCTTGATGTTATTGATAAAGTAGTCGGCCTCTGCTACCGGGTCGCCACCACCGGCATAGTGGTAGTAGCCGAGCTTTTTGCCCAGCGACTTAGCCAACTCCACCTGGTGGTTGCACTTAGGATTGACGTAGCCCGTACCTGCGTAGCCTTAACGATGACTGCCTGCGCGTGGCTGTCTTGGATAATGCTGTCCGATGAGCCACTATATACGTCCACACTATACATAGTCATGTTTATTTGCCTCCCTTATTTTGCTTAGCGCCAGTAATGGCGTTATAGTCCGTTGCGTCATAGTCAGACTGGAGTTTGACCAGAATCTGTTTAATCTGTGGCGGCAACCACAGTCCCATCTCGCCCCAGTTTTCCGTGATTGATGTTAGGTAGTTGATGATGTAGCCCCATACGACCGTCTGTGCCAGCCAGGCATAGCCCAGACTGATCAGATACGGGTAGATACTGATGATCGTCACCAGTACGATTGTGTGCTTGACCAACCCAAACAGTCCTTTAGTCGAGTTGGTCTTGCGGACAAACGCTGCACGAACATAGCCCGTGATGACGTCTGCAATCACGCAGCCAATAAAGGCAACAATCAGCGGGTCATCAACCATATGTTTGACTTGTTGCATCATTAAAATGTGATATGGCACACTTCTAATCCCCCTTCAAAGCCGCCCCATAAGGTACTGTTAGCTTTCTCTGGCGACAAAAATAAAAAGATTACGCAGCAACGTAATCTTGACCGGTGATTTCCTTGAATTGTTCAGCGGTCAGCCAACCGACATAAACCGCGTCCTTGCACTGTTGTACCGTGAACAGGCCCATTGGGTAGTACATCTTAAAAATGGAATACATAGTTTTTGCCTCGCTTTTAGTTATTTTTCTTTGCGTTTGCCAAAAGTGCGCCGGTTAGGCTAGCAATCTGCGAGCCTTGTTGCTTGACCGTCATTTGAGTTTGCAGCAACTGAGCAGTAAGTGCGCTGATTGTTTGATCGTCAGAGTTTGGCTTTTCATTGACTTCTTCATGCGGGACTTCTGGCAAACTCTTTCGCCAAGTTTCTTCGTCTACACCACTCCAAGCCGAACCGTTCCATGTAGGGTTAAGTAACGGCTTACCTTCGTTGTCGAATGGTGCGATAGTAGTTGCGTTTGCTGGAACTTGCGCGTCATCGTCGCAGATGTCAAAGTAGCTAAATGCGTTCTTGTTAGTTGGTTCAAAAAATAAATCTTTTTTGCCATCAAAAATCACCTCCAATTATTGGAACAACAGAAATATGCCGGCAAATCCAATCCCAGTATGTTCACCAATTGCGGTGCCACGTGTAGCAACTGACAACTGACCATTAGTATCTAACGTCCAGTTAACAATTGCTCCGTTATCTTCGGTTTTTTGTTCCGGGATTCCTTTGATTTTCGTAGCTCCGTTAAGGAATGATTTAGGCAACGCAACATTTTTATACGACTTCCATTTTTCGTTACCTGTGAAATCGTTAATCCATAAATTGACAAACAGCAGCGAAACGTTGTCGAAATCTAATCGCCAGCAGAAGTTGCTACCTTTCTCGTTCGTGCCATTGACGTTAGTCATATCAGAACCAGAAAGATACGTTGTTTTGAACGTATTTTTGAGCGTTTCAAAGTTGGCTTGGATAGCTTCAGGCCCTTTATCCATGTTGCTAAAAATCTTAGTAAGGTCCATTTTTTCACCTCTTAATTCTTATAATAAATAGCCTTGACGCCGTTAAACACGCCAAAGCTACCATCATCTAATTTTTGCATTAGTTGGTTGTCTGAAAAGTTGCTGAATTTACTCGTGATTTCTAACGTGCTAATGCCGTTAGATACACTGACAACTTTAACCGGCAACGTTTGTCGATTGCCACCGCCAAAGAAACCGCTAGGCTCAGTGCCGATTGGTACGATACCAAGTGGATACTCCAGATAGGTTACATTGGCGGTTGAACCAACTGTTAATGTCGTAGGAACACGAATGCGAATGCCTCGTGTCAGTACGCTGATACTTTTTGATTCGCTTTCTCGCAAGCCGTTATAGGCTGTTACGCTTAACGTGTATGCCGTGTTAGGCGATAACCCCGTTACCGTGTAGCTCTTACTGCTTGTAGTTGCGATTAAAGCAGTGCCGTTGCGTACTCGATACTGCATGACATCACCTGCTTTTTAAGTCCAACTCAAACCAACGCTGTTAGTGGTTACGTTGCTTGACGTAAGGTTAGATACGTTGACCAGTGCTTCATAGACCGTGATTGTTACCACGTTTGAAGTCTTAGTGCCAACAGTTGCTTTGATCGTGGTAGTACCAGGCGCAATTGCCTTGACATTTCCAGATTGATCAACCGTTGCAACCGTTGGCGTTGTACTGCTCAACGTGTAGTTTCCGTCCGTTTCGTTAGCTGGCGTTACCGTTACGCTGACCTTAGCCGTACCGCCAACTTCAAGTGCAGTCTTGTCAATTGCAATCGTAATAGATTGTACTGGGATTTCGCTAGTCGTTACCGTTACGATGTTCGACTTGGCACTTTCCCGCAGACCGTTGTAGCTACTTACAGCAAAACGATAGGTAGTTTTTGCTCGCAAGCCCGTAACCGTGTAGGTTTTCTGGTCAGTAACTTCCGCAATCTTAGTCAGCTCTCCGTCAGTGCCTAAGCCTTGATAGATATAATACTTCAAATTAATTCTCCTCCTTTTTTAGTTGCGCCATTCTAGCCGTTGCGTATGCTCATCGATGTAGATAGCTCGCAGATCAGTAGGGCTCGTTGGCTTGCTGAAATAGCCTGAACCGCCTGCAAGGGTGCTCTTGCCTTTGCCCTCTCCAGTCAGTGCCAGTTGCGCGTTAACGTTACCCAGACTGACTTTAATAGTTTTGTAGCCATCGTGAACATACCATGCACCAGCACTCGATTCAAAGTTAGGAGCGTCGCTTAAATAGAAATTACGCGGCAACCGTACCTTAATCGTGTTGGCATCTGGATACGTAGCCATGCATGGAACTAGCTTTGTGTTAGTTTGTCCAAAACCGCTTGGGCCACTCCCAAGCCCGTTTGGCTCGGTACCAATTGCATACTCGTAGTACATGACTTTTGGTTCTGGATAATCAGCTTGATTGTGTACGATTGTGATTTCGTACCCGTAAAGCAAGTCTTCCAGACTATCAGCCGTAACCATGCTTGCGTTACGCTCGGCAACCATGCCATTAGACAGTGCAATGACGTTGGTACCGTCTGGGGTTTCGTCCTTATGCTTAACGCGAATTTGCCAAACAGCACCATGCCCGTCATCGTAGTTATCCCAACCCTTCGTGATTGCAAGGTCGTTCGCAGCTAATGCAGCATAACTTTGCATGGTCGGGACATCGCTGAATTGCCATGCTCGATCGTGGAACTGAGCTTGTTTCAGCGTTTCTTGGATTTGTTGCGTCATCTCCAGCAGTTGATTATAGCGAACGTACAACCCATTCTTAGGGTCGTTCACTTCTGCCATTGCGTCGTTCAACGATTGCTTGTACTTAGCCAACCATTCGCTGAATTCCTGACTGTACGTTTCGCCCGCTGCATTAAGCTTGTCCTTAATCGCGTTGCCTTTGTCGGTTACTTGCTCAAGGATTCGTTCAAACTCTCCGATATAATCTCGGCCGGCATTCCCAACGTGTGCAAAAACTGGTCATCGATAACATCAAAATCCATGTCAACGGTTGATACCGTTTGACCATCTCGCCCGATGAACCGAACAAAAAACTGTTGCCAGTGTCCAGGCACGTTAAATGTGCGCTCGTCAAAGTGTAACGTTACCCGTCCCAATGCGATTTGGTCGTTGCGATCATTAGCTTCAACATGGTAGATATGCTTGTGAACGTATCCTTGACTGTCGACACCGCCATATTCGTATTTCCAGCCCCGCATATCAACGGGAAGGCTGTTGCTGGTGATATACACCGGCAAATAATCGTCCGTATCACCTACACGGCCTTTGAAATAGCCGCTAATATCTAAGATCTGGTCTTGATAGCGCGTTAGATCAAGCGTTAGCCGTGCCTTTTCTCGTAATGCCATTCATTCACCTTCTTTCATCGTTCATTCAAAGTGTCTTCATCAAGCCCATAAGAATCCAAGAAACCATCTACTTTGTCCTGCTTTGCAGCTAACAGTTCAAAGCCTTTCGCAATAGCTTCCCGAACATCTTTCCCATACTGGCTTTGCGTATCGTTTCCGCAATGCTTTTCATATCATCGGTAGTTGCCATTAGTTAGCTCCCTTCAACTTATCAACTTCAGCTTTTAGTACGTTAAAGTCCGCCTGTGATACATAGCCCGCCGGTATCTTATCGTTAATGATCGTTTGCAGTTGACGCATGTCAAACTTAAGCTGCGTTACATCTTCACTACTTGTCACGTTCTGAATAATCGTAGTTGTGCTTGACGTGTTAGATTGACCGCTCGCTTGAACCTCAGCTACACGGCTAACGATAACCTTAACCCGCTCAAAGTCTTGCGCTTGACGGCTCGTTTCTAGTTGATAATCGGTCAGCCCTAACGACTTATCGCCGATAGTCAGCGTTGACTTGTGCGGTTGCAAGAGGTCAACTTCTTTTTGCACCACTCGCAGCAACTGTGATTGCGCTACATACGGGTTGATGAACATATACCGATCAGCAACTTTAAAATGGTCAAAGTTAGGCAAATGCAACTCGACGGCGCTGACTTCCCAGCTCTCTGGCACTCGTTGTGCGTCAATCCATGCTTTCGCTTGGTTCATCAAGTCGTTAGCATCGGTTACTTCGTTGAACTCAATTGTGCCGTTGATAATGCCAAACTCTTTTTGTAAATCTGGTATATCGATATAATCGCGCCCTTCGTTGACGCTAGTAATCGTTAGCTTTGGCCTAGCAGCATTTGAGTTGCTGACCTCTTCTTTTTTGCTCTCGTCTTCGGATTGTGAACCATCGCCACCGTTTTTGATTAACGCTTGCGGGTCTAACCAAGTGCCATCGTTCGTGAACGACTTCCTAACGGCTTCATAGAAATCGGCTTTGGTAACACCAACGTGCAAGTGGTCAGTGTTTCGCCAACCGATAATATCGCCAGTTTTGACCTTATCACCAATATTGACGCGAATCTGACCGGCACTGCTGAATGCCTCTTGATACACGATATTAAAACCGTCCGTACTGTGCGTTACAACATAGTTGCCAAGCCCGCCCATGTAGCCTTTGAAAACTACCGTGCCACCGTGAATAGCATGCACTTCACTACCCGGGTGATCTACGGAACCAAAATCTAATCCATCATGAAATGAATTAGGTCTAAAGCCACCATCATAGCCGAATTTTTGAGCTTGGCTAAAACTGCCTTCGCCAACGCTAGGAAACGGCCAGCCCCAACCATTTGTCGTTGTCGTGGTATCACTAACTGGCCCGTTAACTCGACGGGTACCAGTTGGGCTCCAACCACCTGCAACCGAAATATCGGCAAGCCAGTTAGAATCGTTGAACAGCGCTAAAAGCTGATGGAATCCTTTATGAATGTCTTCGTAGCCTTGCACCTTCCAGGAATCGAACGTCTGTTGGATATACTGTAACAGCCCCGTTGACGGGTGGCCCGCCTGCGCGTTGCTGTCCCAGTTGTTCGTGACGGTTTCGCTACCCCCAGATTCCTGATTGATACGCCTTAGAACAGCGTTCAACCCGTTCTGGTCAAGGTTGACGTTCATCATCTTCGCAGCATGCTTAATGGCTTCTGTCCAATCGCCATTAATAGCAGTCGTTGCCCCACCGCCAGTCGTTGTTGTTGAGTTTTCGCCGTCAACCTCGACTTTTTGGGGCTCTAACTGTTTGCCCAACGGGACGAGCCTAGTTATGACCTTTGTAGGGTCAATCGTAAGGCTAGCCGATTTCATGTTAACTGCTAACTGGATAGGCGTATCGCTCTTGTGATCGTTGCCAATATCAGTTACATAGTCAAGCATGTTCGGGCCGTCCTGCTTGTACTCAGTTACCAGATACCCGCCCAGCTCGTTAATCAGCTTGTCTTTGATTGCGTCCCGTGTTTTCGGGTAGTCGATTTGCCGATAAGCATCATCTTTGTTGTTGGTAACGTTGCAGTTACGCAGTTTGAACTGCTTATACTGTGGTACTTGGCTATTGTGGACATCAATCAATGATTGAAGAAATTCTTTCGGGGTTAGTCCAACCGCTTCATAGAAACGCTGAATGCTATCTAGCAGATATGCTTCAATATCTTCGAACGTGTACGTCCTTGTAAAACGTCCGCTTGATTGCATTTCTTTCTTCGGTTTGATAGCTCGGCCACGAAACAGCAGTTTATCGTCATCGTAGACTTCAACATGCGTGTGCATTGGTTTCACATTGTCAAACAGCAAGTTATCACGATTTACAGTTAACTCCAGATCATCAATATCAGTTTCTTTGATCGTCAACTTGCCTTCGCTGACCGTGCGATTTACTCGTTGATCAAGCACGATAAAGCCGTTTTTGTCAGTTGGTTCGTTATATCCAATGATTCGATACATTAAACCATCTCCTCGCGTTTGAAAACAAACTCAATCGTTCCGTTGCCAGACAAGTTGATTTTGTTATCGCCAATATCAAGAACTACTTGCGTTTGCTTGTAGTTTCCTTCGTTTAACGATACTTCGCCGAAACTTCCTTTTGCCTTGACGTTACCAGTTACCACAAATGACGACAAAACCGGCCGTGAGCCAATGTTTTTAACATTGACGTCCTGACTGCCGTTGACGCTGAACTTTACTTGTTGCCATATCCAGTGTGGGAAGAAAACATCGTCCCAGTAGTCGGCGCCTTCGTTATGGTTTGTGTAAGCGTAGGGATACGCAGTAAACACGATTGACGCTTCTAGCGTTTCGTTGTCGCTGCTATCGTCAACTTCAACGCTCTTGCACTTGGCCCACCAGTAGTAAACCGGTTCGTGAGTATCAACCAGCTTGCCCCAGTTGTGGGGCATTAGTTGCCGTTTTAACTCTTGCTCAAAGCCTTTGCGGTTGTGATACTCTTCGCCGACGTATAGCAGTTTGTAGGTGATTTCTCGGTTGTTGAAGAACCGTTCGTTATCAATCATCGAGAAATCGTAGCTACCTTGACGATATGGCACGCTCTCGGTGATTTCTTGTTCTTCCGGTGTCGGTGCCGTTCGTTCGGTCAACCACCAACCGGATTTAATGCTGTCAAAATCAGCGAAAGCAAAGCCTTCAACGTTTGGCAACGTGTCAACGTCAACTTTGGTTGGCGGTAAATCTCTGAATATAAATTCCATTAACTCCACCTATCCTTTAATGCCGTTCGTTGTCCTAATCGTTGATCGTAACTGTCAGCCGTTGCACCGACAAGCACGCCAGAATCAAGAATCATCGTTGTATCTTTACCTGCAATTTGGCGCAAAAGCGCGTTGTTTCGCATTTGCAAAGTGCTGTCTTGCATAGTCAGCGAACCGGCGAACCGTGATTGTACATCGCTCGCCATGCCGTTTAGACGGTTAGCAAAACCAGATACATCAGGTTGCATTGCGTCAGTGATTTTCTTGTTCATCGCCAGAACAGACTTTTGAACATCACTAAAGCCATCAACTAACCCGTTGCCCAGACCGTTCATAATGGCATGACCGGCGGGAATCAGCAAACGCCGGTCAACGCTGATAGGCCCTTTGTGGGCTTTAATCCACTTGCCAATGCCACCGACAAACGACTTGACACTTTCCCAAGCTCGTTTAAGACCGCCAAGCAGACTGTTCATGATAGCTTCACCTTCAGCACTAAGACTGAAATGCATAACGCCTTTGATAAAGCCAACACCGGCGTTGAAGATACCCTTAATCACTCCCCAACCGGCTTTAGCAACTCCAGAAACGGCTGTCCAGATACCGCTAAAGATTTCTTTGATACCGTTCCATGCTTGCGTCCAATCACCAGTGATAATGCCGATGAAGACATCGAACACGCCTTTGAGCACTTGCCAACCGCCTTGGAACACCGCAACAACGCCGTCCCAGATTGACTGAGCGATTTGAACTAACCCGGAAAGTGAGCCGGCAAAACCAGATACAATTGCGCCGATTAGATACATGATTGCTGACAGTGCAGCTTGGATAATACCGATAGCAGCTTGAATCAATGGCATTAAACCAGTAAGGATCGTGCTAATTCCCGCAGCTAAAACAGCGGCAGCATAGACGACCGCAATGATTGCGCCGACAAGTACCGCACCGATAATGCTTGCAACTTGTTGAATTACCGGCATTAAAGGTTGCAACGCTTGTATTAAGTTTAGAAACGCTTGCTTAATACTTTCAAACGCCGGTTGCATTGCTTGCCAAGCGACTTGAACTGCCTGTATAAAGTTATTCCAAGCGCCGACGATAACATCAATTGCCGGTTTAATTAGTGGGTAAAAACTATTCCAAGCATTTACTGCCGTATCACAAAATGATTTCCAAGCCTTCTTACCACTTTCGGTTTGTGTAAACCACAACGCAAGCGCAGCAACTACCGCAACAATTGCAGCAATGATAGCTACATAAGGGTTAGAAATCAGTGATAAAGCGCCTGCAGCTAATTTGCTTTGGTCAGCCATGAAAGTTAAAGCAGACCCCGCAGCTTTTGAACCAGTAGCCATTGCTTTTAAAACATTTCCTACGGCAGAGGCATCAGCAAAGACGTTTTTAGCGACTAGCCAAGCGGTTTTTGCCCCATTGATAGCACTTGTTAATGTTTTAAAACCTAACAGCCCACTACCAATGCCAACAACCAAAGGTGCAAGCCAATTTCTATTGGCATTGACAAAATCAAACAAGACTTTTAGCGCGTTCAAAACACCGGCGGTTGCTTGCGTTACAACTGGTTTGATAACAGTAAAAGCACCATTGATTGCATACTTAAGGTTGTCCAATTGGCTCGCAATAGACCCAAAGCCAGCACCTTTAAAACCGCTATTAATCGAACTTATAATCCCCTCAAGGTTTTTAACAACCGAATTTTTTAAGTTGGTAAAACTTGTTCTGATACCAGCCGAGTTTTTCTTAGCTAATGCATGCAACCCATTCATTCCGCCGTCAAGCTCTATGAACTTATTGTTTAAATCGTCCATAGAAATTTTTCCGTCTTCCAAGGCTTGGAATAAATCTTGCTTTGCAGATTTTCCAGTATAGCCGAAAGCATTAGCAACTTTTGTTAAAGCCGTTGGCATAGTCGTCATTAACGTATGCCATGCCGTCGCGTCAACTTTGCCAGCAGCTAACATTTGAGTGTATTGCAGAAGGCCTTGTGAAGCTTCGGTCGAACTAGCACCACTAGCCAAAAAAGCGTCATTCAGCGCTAACGCAGATTTAGCGCCTTTAGTAGCACTGCCAGTTAACATGCCCAATTCTTGACCGATTTTAGTAATGCCATCAAGCGAAGTAGGCAATCCATCAATGCCTTTTTGCATGATTTTACTAGACTTCGCGACATCTCGTGCCGAATACCCCAAAGCGTCCATGACGACTGGATACTTGTTAAGGGTGTCGAAACGATCGATAGCCCCGCCAATCGAATCTTTGACAACGCTAAACGCTTTACCAGCAACCGCGACAAGTCCTAATGAAGTTGCCAGATTTTTAACAGAACTAGTTGCTGATGTTGTAGCGCTTGACGTTTGGTTGCTTTGACCAACGACTTTGCTAAGGCTATCAACCGCCGCTTCCATTGTTTTGGTGAAATTTTGATCGACGGCGGAAAGAATCGCCTCGATACTCATTTCTTGTGCCATTCTAACCGCCACCTTTCCATGCATTCATATCAATCAGGCCGCGCTTTTTAAGCTCTCTAAATTCCTTGTAGCGCCGTTGGAACAGTTTCGTGGTATTTTCCTTATCACTATCGTTAGAACGTCCATACTGGGCGTTAATCGCCGATAACGACTTGGTAATGCCGACGTCTTTAAGAAATCTCTGGACAGACGCATACTTCCACTTTGGATTCTTTCCACCGGTGGTTGCTTGAACAGCATAGTTGTACCACGCTTGATATGCCTGGTCTTCACGTTTGCGAATCGCTCGCAATTCGTATGCTTCTAGCCGTAGTTGATACTCAGCCAACGTGATACGCTCTGCCTGTTTTAAATCGGTAAAGCCTAGATATGCCAGGCAGTTGACCAAGATCATGCGATATGTTTCTTCGCTAGTCTGGTCGTTCCCTTGACTATCTAGGCTTTCAGATTTTTTGTCGCGATCCGCGCAGCATTGCTTGATTTCAGCTCCTTAGTGACGTCATCGAACAACTTATCAATGTTCGTTTTCTCATCATCAAGGTAAGCGTCAATATCGCTTTGCGATGGCCGTTCCCTATTGTCCCACGCAGCACAGTAAAGCAGATCTGCCAGTACGGCAACATCATAGCTTCGTAGTGCGGGAACAGCTTTAGTTAGTGCCATACCGAAATTCTGTTCAACGCCTTTAATATCAAGCGTCATGCCGTTTTTTCGATCAAGTTCACGAATAAAGCGAACGCCAAAATTAAGATTGACATCTTTGTTGTTAACTTTGATTTGCATTAAAAGCCCTCCTAGTTGTCGCTAACGCCTTGCCCAGCGTCAGTTTCTTTGTTCCAAGCCTTACCAGCTCCATCAGTACCATCATTCTTTGGCGTGCCTTCGATTGCACCAACACCACGGAAAATGTAAGCCAATTCGGCTTCTTGCTCTTCGCTCAGCGTTACCCAACCACGAACTGGACCATAGTCAACCGTGATAGTCGTTTCACGGCTCGAAACATCGTCTGGATCGTTATCATTGCTGTCTTCAGTAACCTTGCCCCGCAGATACAGTGCATAGTATTGACCGTCTGCATTCTTACGTTGCCGGTTAACCGCCCAAAATTCCATTTCTTCGTTGTCGAAAATAGAATCAAGCAGCTGGTCGGCAATCTTGGACCAGTTGTTTACAAATTCAAACTTGAAATCAGTTTCCAAGCTCGACGTGGTAGTTACCGTCCCAGACTTAGTTTTCTTTTTATCAGAGTCGCGTTGTGGGTCAATGCTCAAACTCGTTTGATACGGGATAAGCTGACCGGCTACTTTAGCAGCCTCCGCCAATTTGCGGGCATAGACAACGACGTTAACACCCTGAATTTTTCTAAATTAGCATTTGCCATTCTCTCACTCCTAACCCAATTCGAACACAAGCGACACAATGCCGTGCATTAACACGGTATCTTGAACGCTTGTATCAGTGATAATTTGATTGCTGTTAAGCGACGGCCTGCCCACAAACCGGAAATTTTCGGAAAGTAAAACGCCCTGTCCGATAGCAGACAAGGCGTTCATCATTTTTGCCACGTTGTAGCGATTTTCTCCAGTGTCCCACACGTTAAGCGTGATATCGATTCTAGCGCCGTACGCGTCCTTATATGGACTAATGGTGGAATTTACATCACCAACGTTAACGAACGGGTATGGGGCATTCTCGCTCTCTAGTGGCAAATGATCATACACGGTATAGCCTAGCTCTTGTGCTTTTGAAAAGACCGTGTCGAATAGTTCCTGTTCAGGTATCATGGCCGTGCTCCTTTCTTACTTCATCATCTTTTTAAGATCGTTAACAAACTGAACACTCTGGTACGCAAATGCCGGTTTAAGCGTAGGCCGTGCCGACATGAATCGAGTACCAAATTCCAAGTAAGAAAAATACTCAGTGTGTGGCGCAACGCTACTGTCATACCAGCGTTAGAGAACGTTGTAGACAGTGAACGCCTAGTGGTACCGGTTGAATAGCCACCTTGTTTTTTGGCAAGTAAGTAGCAGCCATGTTTTGAGCCACTTTCTTTTCAAGCAGTGCGCCATGTTTAGCTACAATCGTTTTCGTTTGCGTTGCCATCATCATAGGTCGCTTAGCGATTGCTCGTTGTAGCTCCCTAGCGCCCTTAAGTTGAAACGTGATTTTAGCCATTGCTTTCACCCACAATCAGCGTGAACAGTTTTAACGGTTTTCGCGTTGTCTGCAATACATACTTCTGCTTTCCATCATCAATGGTCAGATAGGACCACTTAGGCGGTGCAGCACAAAGTCGTATCACTAGACTGTTCTGTTTATAGTCGCCGAACAATTGCACCGACTTAACCGTACCAACGTCAGTTACGTTTCCGTGTAGGATTGAAACCAGTTTTTCACCGCCTACATAGCCGTGTGTTTTCGGGTCGTAGTGCCGTTCTGACTTATCGTAAAACTTAATTACGTGATCAAAACGCATTTAATCGCCCCGCTTCCAATAGAACGGGTCAACCGTGATCAGTACATCTTGGCTATGACGCTTGCGCCAGTCGTCAATATCAGCTTGGAAATCATCAAAATCATTGCTGTTAAACGTAATGCTTTCGCCTTCCTGAGCGTATGACGCCATACCCTCGTTTTTTAAGCGGTTATAACGCCGTACAGCAACTTCAATCGGAATGTAAGCTAATTCGTTAGGGACTTGCTCGCCAGCGCCTAACGCCAACTTAAAGTGCAATTGTAAGTCAGTGTTTTTGATAATCAGCGCCAAAACAGAATCTTGGCTTGTGTCATCAGTCGCAAGCCCTAGCATTGTTTTTAAATCGTCAAGACTTGCCATAATAAATCACCTTATCTACTAGTGTCCCGTACCGCCAGCTTCAGCCGCTGCTTGAACCGTTGCGACAACCACCTTCGTATCGTCATACAGGAACGCTGCAAAGTGTTCAGTTGCCGTCATCTTAGTAGCATCATGATCAATATCTTGTTGTGTCTTAAGTAGTACGTTACGCTTCATGACCAGTTTCAGTGCTGGTGAGCTTTGGTTAGCCTTAATCAAAATCATCTCGGTATCAGTCAGCTTCTTACTTCGTACGATTTGAGCACCCAAAACATCGTAGTACGTGCCGTTGATAACTTGGTTAGCTCCGGCTTCACTACCTAGCTTCTTGTTAATTGCGTCCATACGTAGTTTAGATGCCGTCTTAGGGCTCATGACAGCTACAACCGTAGAATCGTCTTCATCGTTAAACATATCAAGCGCAGTTTGCAGGCCTTCAACCGTTGGCGCAATCGTAACTTTTTGCGTGCCACCCTTAGCAGCGGTCAGTACGGCCGTATCAACAAAATCAGCAATGCTCAGTCCCAGTTGCCGAGTGCTTTCACCAATTGCATCACCGTAACCAGACAGTACAGCTTCATCAGTAATCATCGTACCCTTGGCTGCTTTTTGAACCTTAACCTTGGTCATCTTAGTGCCTAATTTGTCAAACGGGATCGCTTGGCCTTCGGCAATGTTTTTTGCATCACCAATGTAGGTGAATTTAGGAAATTGCAGAGTATCACCAGCATTGCCAACAAGCGTGTTATCAACTTGTGCAAGTGGTGTGAACCGCATTGCGTGTTGCATCGTGTATTGAACAATTGGCGCGTTGACCTCAGGATTTACCAGGTCCGCAATCATCGTCATGTTATCTGCCATAGTTATTTACCTCCTAGAATCTTCGCATATTCGTCTGGGTTCTCACGCTGAAATTTAATTCGGTCGGCGGGTTTCAGTTTGATAAGATCGTTAGGCGTCAATGGCTTAACCTTCTTCCCGCTAACTCGTGGCGTTTTCCCCGCTAATAGCTTGTTTCGTTCATCTTGTCGAATCGCCTCAATCGCAGTCAGTAGCACATTTACGTTTGCTTGAGTGCTTTCGGCAGTGTCAGTTACAACCAAGTCAAGCAGATTGTTATCAGCGTTGTTAAAACCACCGTCTGCCAACATTTGCTTGGCACTATCGCGCATTTCATAACGTGCCAGCTTTGCAGCAGCTTCTTCTGCTCGCTTGTTTGCTTTTTCCAGTTCATAGTTAGCCTTTTGTTCGGCGTTCATGCGGGACAACTTCTTGGCCTCGTCTTCCTTAGCCTTGAGCTGTTCCTTTTGACGCTCCAGACGTTGGCTAACAATCTTGTTTACTTCATCTTGCGTGAACGTCTTGGGCTGATTGTCTTGCGCTTTATCGCTTTCGTTTTTGCTTTCGCTCGTTTGGTCAGGTTCGTTATCTGGTGCACCGTTCGAACCTTCGCCCTGTTCAGCGAAAAATTGCAAGTTCATAGGCAACCCGTGTTGTTGTTCATCAAAACTCATAAATACACCTCGTTTTAAGCCCGGTCGGCTATATACTCCGAACTTGTTCTTTTAGGCCTGCAAGTAAGTCAAAAAGGCCAAAATTTAAGCATGAAAAAAGAGAACCCTTGCCGTGCATGAGTTCTCTCAGTTTTATTTTTAATTTTGAAAATAAAAAAGCCTAGCAAACAGCTAAGCTTTTTAACGCGTTCTCATAACTATTATTCCGATTCGATTTTTAATTCATCACCAGATACTACACCATCAACTTGAAGCATTAAGATCTTTTTCTTATCTGCTTCAACCGACGGGAAATTACTGCTTAGAACTTTGACTTTATGATTATCTTTGTCAACTAAATACGAACCCCATTTAATAAATCTAGCCCCTTGGACGATAATTGCATATTTACCTGCCACTTTAAATTGATCTATAACTTTCAGCATTGCAATCACCTTCCCTTATAATCAGCTAATTTACGTTTCCAATATCTCAGATTTCGTTTTAATTCTTTAATTTCATTATAGGACATGTTGTGTTCTTTTGCATACTTTAACAAATAGATTTGCGCTTCAATTTCCATGTTTATAAGTTCTTCATCTGACGGGGCACCATCATATCGCTTTAGTTGATTAGCATGAAATGCTTCTTCCCGTACTGCCATTTCAGTAGCAAATGTTCCAATTAAAATTGTAGAACTATCAAGAATTGAAGCTGAAGCCCCTTGAGAACGCAGCCACTCATCTGTTTCTTTGCCCATTTGAACGGACCCACCGCGCCGAATAAACGAACCAAGTATCTGGTTCATTAAATCAGTTGGCACGTGGTCATTTCCCTTAAGTTGATGGGTACTTCTACGCATCATTTTTAATCTAGTAGATTGCTTACCACCGACAAGGTTATCATCTTTGCCTTCAACCCACGTTTCGGATATGCTGCAACGGCAATTTGGGTGGGTATCATCTGGAATCTTTGGCACTTTAGCAACCTTGTAGACGCCTTCGCCGAATCCACTATCACGACTTGCAATCGCTCGACAAGCAGGACACGCTTTCGATTCAGCAACCCACTGAACATAGTTGTAACCGTGCTTTTTAATCGATTCCAGTTGCACGCTATTTTGAATCCTTGCGCTCTCAGTCCGTGCTAATCTCTCGGTTACATATCTCTGATTGCTAACCGCTGTTTTGACCTGTTCTCGTAGCCGTGTAGCCATTTTGCGTGGGTTCTGGCCCTGTATCATGCCAACGCTTAAAACTTGGTCTAACTTAGCTTTAAGGGCATCTTGGTCAGCCCACAATCGCTGACTGAACGTTGCTCCGTTGGTTTGCGCCATTAGGATTTTAGCAGCATCTTTGCCAGTCCAAGGCGAACGTTGCGCGCTATCCATCATGATACCAGCTTGCCTAATGACTTCCTTCTGATAATCACCGCTTAACTTGTCCCGCAGACTGGAATCAACTTTGACGCCGGCTCGCAGCATATCAAGACCAACTTCGGACTTCAAATGTTCAAGCCGGTTAATACGCATTGTAGCGTTGTAGACTTTCAGCCGTTGGTTTACTTGGTCGCTGAAATCAGCATACGTTACCTTTTGACCGTTGGCTCGCATTTTCTCAGCCTCAGCCACGATTGACTTAGCTTTGGTTTCATACGCCTTGACGTCCATTTGCGTTACTTGATCTTTGCCTACTCGGTTAAGCTCTTTCTCGATACTATCGCTAATATCATCGATTGCTTGGTTGTAGTAGGTTTCAAGCAACTTGCCAAACTCAGAATCATTTTCAAGCTGTTTGAGTTGCCAGGCTTTTTCTTGCTTGGCTCGCTCTTCCCAGTAACTACTCGGCATTTACATCATCGCTTTCGGTGTCTTGCTTTTGCTGATCAGTCATGGAAGGCATAGCCTGCAAGTTGTTACGCACGTCTTCGGCTTGTTCTTCTCGCATACGATCAATTTCCTTCTTCGGATCATCAACGATTGACAACGTGCTTAGCTGGGTTTCCTTCGATACGATACCTGACAACGTAGACGCAGTTTGTGCTTCGTTCTCAATATCAAGCGGAATGTTACGGGCTGGTACGATTTGCAAGTCTTTCATGACATCAGCACGGCTAACCGTGCCAATCGCTTTGCCCAGACCTAACGCAGTGCCTAGCAGTTGACGCAGACTGATTGCGAACTTGCGGTCCTCAAACGCAGCTTGATTCTGCATTGATAACAGCTTATAGCGAATCGCAACCCCGCTTGCGTTACCGCTAAATGCTTCATCGTTAAGGTTGGCAACCATTGCGGTTTGGAAAATATCATCTTTCAAGCGACTCAGCATGTTTTCTTGCATGTTGTCGCCATCAGGTTTGGTGATGAAATCGACTTCGCCTTGCGCAGCATCTGCACTTGGCGAGTAAAGCACGTGGTCTTGCTCAAGGTTGAGAACTGTTTTGCCATCATCGTCTGTTGGCAATGGAATGCCCAGAATCTTAAGATAAGCGTTGTCAAAATAGGCAACCTGGTTAGCTTTCTGACTGATTGCCCTATCGTACTCTTCAACCAACGTATCAATCTTGCCAATCAAAGATAACCGCTCATCGTTAGCATAAAACTCAACAGCAGGAACAGAACCGAACAAATGATTTGCCTGTTCTGTTGTTTTACCGTCGTTGCCAAAATACGTGATTTTCTTCTTGGTGTAAACTTCACCGCTTAACTGGTTGTTGTAGCTCGAATAACGCACGAATGCAACGGGATTCCGTTTAATCGTGGTGTCGTAGATCATAAAGCTACTGTCGGGAGCAGCAACCGCAATTTCAGTTTCGCTGTTCTCATTTTGATAAGCCATCATATATGATCGGCCATAGATAGCAACTTGCTTGGCAACTTCGCTCAGCTTGTCTTGGAATGAGTTGACGTTAAGCCAGTCTTGCAATCGCTCGTTAGTGCTATCATCATCTAACGCAATCTTTGGCGGTTTACCGATAAAATAGCCGACATACGTATCAACAACATAGTTAGCCCAGTTGCTAATGATACGGTTGTCAGGTCTAAAAGATCGATAATGCGGTTTGTGCAGAATATCATGGTTACCGCTATACAGATCATAGTAGTGGTTATACTTCGCAGACCGTTGACGATTTTCATTGATGAACTGCATTAAGCTGTTTGTGTCCAGCTCTTCACCGGCGTACAGATATACGCCTTCTTTCGTAACGTAGCAGTTTTCACTGATTGTTTGCTGAATTGCCATTCTCTCACCTCTTTTTTGCTATCGATTAAACGCGTACGATACGCGTTTAATACTAGAAATATCTTGACCTGATCGTTCGTGCTTGGTTGTCGCGGTGTTGGTTGTATACCGCATACCGCATGGAATCCATCACGTGGTCGTTCTCTTTGACAGGCTCGCCGGTCTTGTCGTCCCAGACGTACTGATAAACTTCGTCCAGGAACTGGTCAACACCTTCTTTAACAACGTAGAACTTGCCTTGTTTCATGTATTCGCTGACCTTTTCAATCCCCGCCATTTTCGCTTTGTTAGCATTGCGGGCTTGAATACCTGCTTGCTGAAACTCGCTCACATTGTCCGGCCGTGCACTATCGCACCAAAAAGGATATTCCGGCCGTACTTGGTCTGAATATCCTTCGCAATGTTTTTCCAATACTCAATGAACTTGAATTGTTTCGTGTGTTCTTCGATCAGATAGACATTGCCTTGCCTATCATCACCAAAGACTGTGATCACACCAGCGTGATCAAAACCCCAGTCAACCCCGCAATAGTAGCTTAAATCGTCTGGTAGGTCTTGCTTGTCTATCATCATCGTTCGTTTATCAAAATCACGATAGACAATACCATCACCGCTGACCCACTGGCCATAAATAGCTCTGTCTGTAAACATTCCAGAAGGTGTTTGAGCTTTTAAGGCATTGACATATTCAGTAGACAAGAATGTATTGTCGTCAATTGTAAAGTTAAAAGATTTAATTCTCGACTCTGGATCATCTGCCTTGTCAATATAATCAACCTTTAACCAATGACTAGGATTATCTGGTCAAGGGTTGGTGTCACATATAATTCTTGACCCTTTAAAACTACACCGCTGAAGTATTTCTTGAAACACGCTTTCGGTGGCTAACGAGCATTCGTTAATATAAGCGCCCATTGCCGTCATACCACGAATGTTACTTACACCACGTTCGGTGCCCGTATAGCTTTGAACAATTTCCACATTCATAAAGTGGTAATGACCGTGACGATCTGGTTTTAGATCAATTCCGAATTGGTTATTAAGAGACGTAATAACATTCGTAAAAATAGAATTGCTTGAGAACCCAGCAAGAATATATAGAGGCTTTCTCACTCCACCTTGCTTGGCGAGTTTCGATACCCGTCTAAGTTCCATTAGAAAAAGCCAGTTATCAATATATGTTTTCCCACTACGAACAGCACCACTTAAAATCATCAAACGCCAATCATCGTGTAAATAACTTTGTAATACAGATTGTTGCTTTGCTGTAAGAATATCTGATAACGCCAACCCTAACCACCTCCTTCCAAACAAAAAAGCACTCATTATGAGTGCCCTTTTCCTTTATTATATTTGTTTCCAAAAATAGCCTTTATATGGTTTACCGTTCTTCAAATGATAACTTATGCTTGTATCATCGAAGCCGCTTCTTTTAGCTTCATGCCTCGATGGCCAAATTTTTATTAAATTACCATTAAAATCATATTGGCCAACAGGCTTGCTTAAATCAGCTCGGTTAGTGAACCTTTTCTTAATGTATGGATCAATTGTCACTGGTGCTTCATCGCCAAGCACAAATCGCCACATATACCCTTGGTGAGTTTGTATTTTCCCAGAACAACACTCACCAATATGCCCAGCATGGTAGCCGGTTCTTTCTGCCTCGTGTGACGACTTCCAAACCCTAACCAACTTACCGCTTAATGTATATTGCGCTACAGGTTTGCCTTCTTTAACGCCAACCCTCTTAGCTTTGTCATGATACAAATTGTTGTAAATATTTGTACACCATTCAAGGTTACTTACGCTGTTATTGAATTTGTCTTCGTCTTTATGGTTAACTTGTGGCAGTTTCTGAGGATTAGAAATGAACGCTTGAGCAACAAGCCTGTGTATTAAAAGATGTTTGTACTTTCCGCCTTTATACAGCATGACTATATGATAGCCACGATTGTTTACCGATCCTTTAAGAATAGTACCACCTTTGTATAGGCTTTTTACACGCCCTAAATTGCTAACTTGATAAAGGCCTTCATACCCTTGAATATCTTTCCAAATTTCTTTAGAATTATCCATGTAATCATATCCTTTCTATGGTTACCAGCTCTAGGGTGTTACCGGCACCGCTAGGGCTTTTATTTTACAGTTATATTATATCATTTATTACTATCAGCTTTATCGCTTTCACGAGTTAACTTGTTCATGATTGCATCTAAGGCTGTAGCAACATCTTGACCGTTGTCTTCAAGCGACTTTGCCCTTGCCTCTGCCACTCGTGCATCGGCATTAGCTTTACGAACCTTAGCCCGTGTAAGCTCAGGCGTATCATTATCAGACAGCATACCAGCCATTTTCAGAATCGTGGTTGCTGACTGCAGCTGAACCATTTCAGACTTGGCGTTCAATAAATCAATTAATGTCCTAAGTGCCAGGCTCTTGTACTTCCCCTTGATTGCTTTGGAAGCATAAGCATTAAAGGCTGGCTCATACCATGAGCGCTTGCGCCAATGTGAAACTGTGGTTTCATTCTTCAAGCCAATCTTAGGAGCAATTTCTTTATTACTATGTCCGCCTTCAAAGTCAAGCATGACAAGGGTTTGCTGAGCTTTTGTCAGCCTTGAAAAAGGATCGTTTACTGTTCCATCTTGTTTCTTACTCATCGCATATCACCACACCTCACTTTATCGAAAATAAAAAGCGACAACCGTTGCTATCACACTTCGAAATATTTGTCTCGCCATATCGACCTATCAAATCGCTGTTCAATTGTGCCAGCCGGCAACAAAATCATTTCATAGCCATCTTTGCATTTTGCCGTAAGCGTATCGTAACCGGTTTCGCCATTTCCATAGGTTTCAGCGACTATCAAGCCTTCTATGTCGCTTGCATTGATAGCGTGCATTTTGCCTTCAATATCAGGAACCAAGTAAATAACGTTTGATCGTTCCATTTTGCACCTCACAACTTCATCATAGGCGGTTTAACACTATACCTGGTCTTTTTATCAGTCTTTGTCTTTACGGGCTTGTGTCGTTCATTCTCGGCCTTGTGTCGCTCTCTGCATATCCGGTCAGCATGAGCCAACGCGATATACTCAGACCGGCTACTGACTAGCCCGTATTTCTTTGTAATAAACATTCGTTCGCTCTCCCGACCAAATAAAAAAGACGGGCCGAAACCCGTCCATTGAAACTGATGCGTAAGCAGCACGCCAACGACCACTGTCAACGTACACGCTAAAACCATTTATTAAATCAACGAAAAATAGTTTTATTTTTTGCCCGTAGGCAATGGAAATGGTAGGAATCGAACCTACGAACCCGAAGGAACGGTTTTACAGACCGTCGCGTTTTCCATCTTCGCTACATTTCCGAAACCCGCCGGCGTTGATAAGGAACACCAGTGCCGGAAGGATTATATGCAAAGGATTATGCAACCCGTTTAATTTGTGCCATTTCTGGCAAAGGATAGGTAGTGGACTCGCACCACTTTTGCATGCTGCTAACAGCTGGTGGATCGTTCGAATCAAAGTTAGCAACAAGCCCGCCTGGGACCTTCCAACTATCTGTCGTGTCTTCCAGATAGTAACACCGTAAGGCGGAATCGCACCGCCTCGCAAATGATCAATATTGGAGCGATTAGGTTTAAGGTTTACGGAAGTGATCATCTGCCATCTTATACGGTATGAAAAAGCAAGTTTCCTTGCTTAGTAGGTATAAAGTCGCTTTGCAATTCGCGAATATTTTTTCTTGCGCATGCAAGCCTAGAAAATCAAAGTATGACTAATTTAAACAATCGTCTTGAAAGGATTTCATTTCCAACAAAATTTGAAAGACCATCGGAACAAAAGGTTCTATGCCATCTCTGGCACAATACCAATATAACGCATTTTCAAGGGTTGTTGAATCCCCTCTTAGTACCCCAGTTGGTACTACCTTATATACCACTTTTTAAGCCGTTGCTTTCTTCGTGATTGTAAACGTTGGGAATAGCTCTTCGACTTGATACTTTGCAATGGCTATTTCAATCGTTTCTGAAAACTCATAGCATGCAAACTTTTCCGACTTGTGCCAGCTCTTGTTGCTACTGATATGCAGCAGCTCTTTGACGTCTTCCACTTGTTCTCGTTTCACAAACCGGTTTTTAAGAATAACACGGCTCTCTTCACTCAAGCAATTGTTGATTGCGTCATACACCGCGTTTAATGCCCGTGAATACTCTGTGTGAGCGATAAAAGCGTCTTCGCTGTGATTTCCACCATTTCCACCGAAACCGCCGTCAGCAGACAATGAAGGGCTTTTAATATCACCTGACCCCGCCTTGCGCAGAATGTGGCTAAACGTCCGCTTGTTGAATCCATCATCGAAAAAGAAATCACGCACCGCTTGGCGAGTTGCCTGCTCATCGATTTCATCGAATAATTCTGCTTGTTTAACTGACATGCCTAACCCCTTTCGACTTCGTAACGCCCTAGATATGGCTTTTTAGACCGACGTTTCAAATAGTTGTGAAGTGTGCGGTGAGTGAAACCTAGTGCACGTTCCGCAGCCTGGATACTGTTATAGTGCATAACTTTTCCAAGTTTTAGATCTTTAACAGTGATTTTGATTCCCGGCTTTTCTACGATTGACGGTATCTTTTTGTGCATAACTTTTAACGCACCATTTTTACGAACGTGATAAAGATAGCTGCTTCTAGAAATCGGCACGTTCTCGATAACCCAATGCCAGCTTTTACCCTGCTCTAGTGCTTCCTTTTGTTTTTTATAAATATCGGCTTCAATCGCAAAGTTATCAACGCTTTGTCCGGGCTTATGATAGCTTGCTCGCATTTCTTTGATCATCGCTTGCAGCTTCTTGTACTTCGCTGTTGCTGTTTCACCATCTGGGCAACCATCATCATTTAGAAAATCATACGCCGAATATAAATCCGGGTACGTTGTTCGATACCAGTTTTCTAAATAGCAAAATTCTTGCATATCTACCATCTAACCGCCTACCACTTTCAAAACCGCCATTGCTACTAATACCCAAAATAACAAGCACATAGCAAAGACAAGACCTAACCCGTTCCAGTTACGCATCATAGATCACCATTGCCGTGTAGTAGTTGTATGATCCGTGAACGCCATAAGCGGTTGGTGCCAGCTTAATATCAACTACTGCTACTTTGTTCTTCGTCAACCATTCGTTCATTTTGTCTTGTAAGATTGCGATGTTAGAATCGCAGAAAAACTCAACCTTCATAATGCCCCTCGCTTTCGATAACGTGCTTGCCAGTCGTATATACGCTTTCCCAGCCTGTTAAGATTTTTGGAAAATGCTTTGAATAATACTTGCCTTCGTCGTTGTACATTTCATCAAGCAGCACGGTTTTGTTTAACTTGTTCAGCTCGACGATTTGATACAGCCTAAAACCGTCAATCAGCGTTACCAGCTCGTTGTTATGGAATGCTCGCTCTACATCGTTAATCATCTTTTAAAGCCTCCAGTAGTTGCCTAACAAATTCTGGTTCTGCGGTAAAATCGATTGACACCGGACCGGTTTTATACAGATTCTGTGCAATTTCGGAATACTGCTTGGGTTTCCGCCATTCATAAGCTGACTCAGCAGCTCGTGCTCGTCGTATGTTAATGCAGCGAGTCTTTTGCGACCGGTTGTTATGAGTTTCTGACAGATGGTACAGTATTGTTTCATGATGTTGCCAACCAGCCGGTTTTAGTTGCAGCAGTCCGAGTGGTTCCGTGCGGTAAATGCCACGTTGACGCTTTAAACGTCGGGATGCTTTCTGTCTAAGTACAATCCACTGTCGTTGTCGTGCTCGTCTAGTGCTCATCTTTTAACCTCGTTTTCGCTTTAAATCCTTGATTCTCCGATTAATCAAGACATAGTACGTTTCTAGCAGCATGAATTGCGTTTCCGCTAACGAAAGTTGCGCATCGCTAACCGTCTGATGTTCGCGCTGAATGTCTAAGAAAGCGACAAGTTCATCTGCCCTTTTATCAACTCTGCTACGTTCAAGTCTTAGCTGATGTTCCAATTCTTTAGTCATGCTGTTCCTCCAAAACACAAATTAGCTTGGCTAACTCGCGCCAATATGCAAGCATATACTGGACGACCATTTGGTTAAGTTGATAATCCAACTCGGCTCGTTTATCTTCTAAATCTTCCAAATACATAGCCAACCATCTCCTAAAAGAATCTGTAAAACTAGCACCACTATCATCAACGCCACGAATCCGTCAATGTGAAATGTTTTTTCGATAAAAGACGCTATCACGAGAATCGCAACTAAAAGGCCTGTTTCTAAGAACGTCTTGATCAAATCATATAAAATTTTCATAGGTCCCTCGCTTTCTCTTTTTCATCTAAAAAATATCTTTGTGTCCACTTCATCGCCAACGCCTCATTTCCTTTTCTCGCTCCGTTCGATATGCTCGCCAACGTGGACCAGAAACACCTGGCCCGTTGGCACGATAGCAACGCTTGTATGCTTTCAACGCAAGTACAAGCCCTGCATGTTCCCGTGCCCGTTTTGTCATTTAGATAGCCCCTTCCTTTAACATCTTTGCAATCCGCTTTTCAGCGTTATCAACCAGTGCGGCATAGCCTTGCATGGTCTTAATCTCATCATCGTTGTTTGCCGTCTGCTTGATATACTCATCAAACGCAGCACTTAGCTTGCGTCCGCAGTACCAGCGCCGCAGCTCAACGACTTCGCCATTTTCCTTGTTAATGCCAAACTTAACCAGAATGGCAGGGTTGTAACTATCACTAGTGATGTAATAGCTATCGTCAATCTTGATCTTCATCTTTAATCCGCTCCTTAACTCGTTCCAAGTCAGGAATTTCACACAAACTAATGATTTTGTTCGGCACGATAGCGATCATATTGCCAAATTCACTAGTAGTGCGATACAACGTACCCTTGCGCATTGCTTGATCAATCAGCGCTGTTTCGGTGCGAAATACACCTTTGATGAAAAACCTTTGAACTTCTTCGCTCGTTTCGAACGCCAACAACAAGCGCTTTGGCTGTTCGTTGTTTTCAGTCCCTTTGTAGCTTGATACCATGCTTTAATCCTCCTCGACTTCTTCCGCAGCTCGCCATAAATCCAAGTTGGCAAATGCTTCATCTGTTGCCATTTCATCAATTTCATCAGCCGTGAATGTTGCTTTCTGGTTACTCATCTTGGCGATTTTCAGCGATGTTACGCTCCACGAATCAGTTCCTTCTACATGTGCCAGATAGCCATAGTCGGTGTTTAGCAGCTTGATATAGTATTTCTGTTGAAGCTGTTCGTCGAAATACTCGTACAGTTGGCTGATAATATCACGCAGCACTTCACGATCAGCAACGTTGCTCCGTTCTAGCACGAAATCAATCGTGAACCGACCGGGCTTATCACCTTCGTAGATATATGAATTTGCTACCAGCTCATCGTTCAGTTGGCCATACAGCCGAATGGCAAAGCTGTTTTGTGAGCTTACTTTTGCAACGACATAGGTATAGTGCAGATCCTCGATTGCATTCTCAGTGATTTCGCTTAACTTCTCTTTAGTCAACATTTGTCATACTCCTAACTTCAATTTCGATTCTTGGTTGCTCCATGTATCGTTTTTCGGCAACCATTTTTACGATTGCGTTATCATCTACCCATAGAACGCCCGTGAGTGCGTCTAAGGTGCTCTTAATGTAATTATCCAAGTCCGGCTTTACTGTTGGTCTATGGCGTCCTAACAGCCTTAGTTTGCGTTCTTTTTTGCTTATCGACTTCTGCACCGATCGGCCAAAGATAACTGTTACTTCCAGCTCGCCATCTAACGGCTTGCCGTGATAGCTTGCTTTGGCTAGCTTGTGCAGTGAACGCTTGAATTTCGCAGTTTTAGGTGGGTCATACAGCCGAATGCCCTTGCCGAACCTTCTTGCTCGTGGTCTAGCTTGTGCCACCGGTTCAATCGGTAAGATCAACTTGATCATAAATCGTCAATGTCTAGACCCATAGCTACCGCGATCGAAACAACAGCACTAGTCATACTGGTTAAACTAATCTTGAAACCGATTGAACCGTTAAACCAAATTGCAACAATAGCCCCAACTCCAATTAATACGATTGAAATGATTGCCAGTGCGTAAAATAACTTTGCTAAAATTTTCAAATTCCTATACCCCCATATCGTGCATCAAGCTTGCGTCCACTTCGTTGTTGCTGTCCCAATGCCCGGAACTTTTCATCACCCTTACGATTGCCGGGTCAATACGCAGCATACCATCGCCTTCACAGAACGGGCACTTGCGTTCGATTGTGTCCAGGTAGCCTGAACCATCACACCAAGCGCAGCATTGCTCAGTGTCTAAGATCATCTTGTCTTTCGTTAGCTTTAACATCTAATCACCTTCTAGATCATGCTTGCTCGAACATCTACCATGCCGTTAAACGTCAAGCGGTGTTCTGGGTTACGTGTAATCAAGCGACTTAACAGCTTTTCGTTATACATTTCTTGCAGCTCGCTTGTTTTGTTGTTCGTGGTAACAATCGTGGTAAACTTGCCAAACCTTGCATCGGCAACGCTGAACAGTCCCTTTTGCATATCGACACGAACTTGACTTTTGGTATCGGTTCTCATACCGCCTTCAGTACCAAAGTCATCAAGAACCAGCACATCAACCGGATCGATTTTCAGTTGGCGGTTTCCCTGCATTAAATCAAGCAGTTCATACAAGCGATTTTGAGTTGCTTTATCATCGAACCGCCGGTCGTATAGCTCGGCCAACGCGTCCGTTGAAACAAACAGCGCAGTCTTTCCACTTTCGTTACGAATCTTGTCAACCATCGCTAAGGCTAAGCTTGTTTTTCAGTTCCTGGATCACCGGAAAAATAAACATTCATGCTCTGACCGCCTGCAATCATCTTTGCCAACGTCCAGGCGCGATTGCCAATTTCAGCAGCCTGTTTTTTGTCCGCTTGTTTGTCGACTTTCCAATCGTCAAACGTGAACTTAACCGGCTGATTGCCAGTCCATAAGCTCTTTCGATAGACCCGATTAAAGTTGTGCATTGCGTTCTCTTTCCGCCACTCGTCATGCAACGGCTCTGCCTTCTTTTTCAGATAGTCAACCGCTGCTTGCTTGTCTGTCAGATCAACGTCTGGCAGTTTCCAACCTTCTTTAGCGAATATTTTCTTCAAGCTCTTAACGCCTTCTTTGGCGCTGTCTTTTACGTTTAGCATGTTTCACCTCCTACCAGAATTCATTTTCCATTTGGTATCTCGTATATCCGTTAGGGTCTGGCTGACCAGTCATAGGATTAATCTTTTCGGTGTAGTAAGGATCGTTCTTGTTCTGGTCAGGAACTCCCTTAACCTTTTCGTTCAGATAGTCTTCAAACTTCGTGCCAAACAGAGTTAACGGCCGTAGATACTTGTTCATCTTGTTGTCGTTAAGCCAAGTAGCAGTTTTCTTATCGATAACTGTTTTAAAGTCATCAACGGTGAATCCTTCTTTAAGCCTTGCTTGAACTAGCTGCTTGGTCTTTGGCGTAGTTGCTTTGTAGTGGCTATCTGTTTTTTGTTCAGATAATCAACGATTGTTTTTACCTGGTCAGCCACACTGTCGGGCTCTGCCCGACTATTATTGTCTGTTGTAATCTCTGTAGTAATCTCTGAGTAATCTCTGGTATTGGTTTGCGCATTTTGAGCAACTCCATCTGCGCATTTTGAGCAACTCGTCTGCTCATTTTGAGCACATCGTTTGCTCATGCCCCTATCGATCATGTCATAGTCGATTGAATACCATTTCGTCTTGTCGAAACCCGCTTTATTGAAGTTGCCAGTAATGATCAATCCTTTTTTCTCGCAGTTTTCAATAGCCCGACGAACCGTTGCTAAACTCCAAAAAGGGAAATTATCTTCTTGCCATTGCTTATAACTGTTGTAAATCCACTTTCGACCGTTGATTAACTTGGCACTTTTGCCATTTAGCCAATAGTTAAGTTGTTGCAGCACGATTGCTTCGTTAAGCCCAAATGCTTTTGCTAATTCACGATCAACAACAATTGGGTGCGAATCAAAAAGCCACTTACTCATTGCCATATACCCCTTTCATGCCGATTCGTTTCAACGTTTCAGTGTTTACCTTCACGCCTAAGTTGGTTAAGCGATATTTTTTACAGAACGCTTGATTGCCTATCTGGTGCCATTCCGTATGGTGTACCCGGCAAAGTGCAGATAACCTTGCTTGCGTATGGTCTAGCTTGTTACGATTGCGACCCATGCCGACTTCATCAATATGGTTGATGTCTGCAGTACGACCGCAGATCAAGCAGCGCCTATGCTGAATGCACTTGAATTGAAAATATGCTTCATCACGTGGTAACAACGGATAGCCATCGTTGATCGGGACTTGATAATCGAAGATGAAATCGATCACCAAGTTTATTAGCTCCGTTGCGTCTGATACCGTGCTAACAGTATCGTTTGCCAAGCTAATCTCTTTGCCGGCTGTCTTAATCGTGTATTGCAAATAGAAATATTCTTTAAGCCATTCAGCCGGTTCGCCTGACCATCTGTGAATATCACTTAACAGCGCAAAGAATAGTCTTCTCTGCTTTGGTCTTGCCTTGCGCCTATCTGGGATTTCGTACTGCACCGGAACACCGCTTGTTTTGCCATACATCGTTTCGATATGCGACAAGTTAGGCGTTTCGTCCGGTGCAATCCACCACCCGCCCTGCTCCCAGTAAGCCTTACCGCTCCGCATTAGAACGGAACATCATCGGCGCTGTTGTCAAATGGCATAGCGCTGTCGAACGGTTGCTGTTGATAGCTATCGTAGCCATTGGATTGTTGATAACCACCTTGTTGGCTTTGATCGTTGTTCTTCTTGGAATCAAGAAAGGTTACGTTCTCAGCTACGACTTCGGTTACATAGACTCGCTGGCCTTGATTGTTTTCATAGTTGCGGGTTTGGATTCGGCCTTCAATTCCGATCAGTGAGCCTTTACCGCAATACTTGCAAAGCAGATCAGCAGTTAACCCCCACGCTTGGATTCCGATGAAATCAGCTTCACGATCGCCGTTAGCGTTCTTTCGCCGGCGATCAACCGCTAATGAGAAGTTGACAACTGATGTTCCTTTTCCGGTTTCGTGCTTTTCAAGGTCCTTCGTAATACGGCCCGTGAGTGATACGTTATTAATCATTGTTTGCCCCGCTTTCTAATAATGCTTTAACTGCCGTTACATACTCTTCACCGCTATGTTTACCATCGCCGAGAGTGCTCTTAACAAGCTCCTCAGCGCGTTTTGAATCGCCGTTAAGCCGATTAATCAGCTCCATCATCAAGCTTCGATATTCGGCTTGTAATGCGTTCATTTTGCGTTGTTGATTAACTTGTTCCTTACGCTGAGCTGCTTGCTCTTTGTCAGCCTCGTTAATATCAGCCATTGGCAAGTCTTCGCCGGCATATAAGTTAAGCCCTAACCCTGCCATAGCTAACGCCTTGACCAGGCAACGTTGTTGAGTTTTGTTAATCTGAGCGATGTTAGGCTTTGTGACCGGCTGATTTCGCATATCCATGACGTACAGCCGTTCAGAATATGTTTCATCTTCAATCGTTACAGTTACTTTGACTTCGCAGCCTTCCGGCGTGATTCGATAGTCTAGCATTTGACCGGTTGCATACCATGCACCGGTTTTTTCATTGAAACGGAACTCTGGAAACTCTTCGATAACACGGTTAGCGCTTGGATAGATACTCTTAACCATGTTCCAAGCCCAAGCCCACGACACGTATTTCAGCGCTGACCTTTTCGCATGCTGATAACTTCAACGTGCTTTGAAACATCAACCGCTGATAGTGTTTCAAAGACTGATTTTTTGTCTGCCATTTAATCGCTCCCTACTTGATAGTTACTTGCCGATTAGTTCCAAGATGAACGCCCGGAACTTCTTTGCCTTCTTTTAAAGCGTTGCGAATTTTCGTGTTGTCCACGTCATACGTGACTTTAAAATACTCCTCAGGTATTTGGCTTTCATCGTCAATTTCAAGCGGTGCCGTGTAGTTTCTAGCACTGAAAATATGTTCTTCGGTGCGAATCTTTTTAGCGCCGGACTGGTCGACAAGACTAGCCATGTAATGTTTTAGATTCTTGATTCGTTTCTTGGCTGTTTGCATATGGCCTTGAACGTCTTTCAAACGTTTCTTTTCAGTTTCGTAGACTGCCAAGTCTTTTTGCGTGTCTTGAATGATCCACGCCATAGCGTCCAATTTGTCGCCCAGTTCTAATTGCAGACTGTCGACAGTATCTTCAAAGGCTTGCTTGTCAATGTCGCCTTTTTGGTACTTTTCTTCGACCGTTGCAATTGCACTAATAATTTCTGCATTGTTCATCTTGCGACCTCCTAGTCGTGCTTCGGTTCATCTTCCGGTTCGTCTTCCAGATAGTTGTCGATCAGCGCGTCTTGGTAGCCTTCTTCGTAGCCAGACTTCCAAGCTTTAACTAAATCGGCTTTCGTATATGTTTCTTTCATGCTATAATCACCTTGAATTTTGTTTTTCCATTGGCACTACTGGCGGGTAGTGCCTTTTTTCGTTTTCGTTGTTGATACAGTGATCTGCCATGCGAACATGACAATCCAAACTAAGGCAACCCAATTGGCCTTGATGAAGTGGTTAGTCATGTACAGATAAACGAAACTAGCGCTTAATGCTGACCAAACCGCAGCCTTAATTGTTCCCATGTTTGCCACCTCGATTGATTCCTGCTTGTTTTTCAAGCGCAGCAACCTTGTTAGTCAGGTCTGCTAGACCAATGAACAAGACCGCTACTAACAAGCCCAACAATGCGATTGCAATAGCCATTTACTTCACTCCCCAATTGAACTCGTGATAATGTTCGTTGACCCAAAGACTGGCATCATAAGCGTAGATAATGGTTTTACGCCCTGTGCCCGGAAACGGTCGATCACAAACCCTCCGTTTTCGATATAAATCTCTGGGTAACGATCAAAGATTTCACGCTTAACCCATGCTCGGCCTTTACTTCCTAGACAATTCTTGCGAAACTCTTCAACGTCCCAGGTTTTACCCTTCAACGTTTCTTCGGGGACTAAGCCCAGTTTCTTCATTGATTTCTCGACAGAATTATCAAGAATCCAGTCATCAATTGTGATTTCCATTTGCTCGCCTCCTATAAACGCAAGATTGATATAATTAGCTCATCTCCTAATGAAAGAAGGTGGACCTATGAACCAAAAAGATATTGACGCTATAATCGATAAGAACATTCAAGAATCAAGCGAATATTGGAACAAAGAAAACTTTGAAAAACGAATTGCTCCATATTTGACAAATGGTTCTATCGATATTCACAGCGCAATGGATTTCATGCAGAAACAATCAGCTGACTACTGCCAACGTTTTGTTCGCAATGTCTTGTCTGATTTGCTAGTTGATTCCGATAAATGATTGATCAACTTATTTGCGTCTAATTTAATGTCGCTGTTTTCAAGACTGATTAACTGCTGCAACAGTTGATTAGTCTTTTTTGTTCCGCAATAATCGCTTTTAGCCCGTCTGCTAATTTCATGTTTAGTCCTCCGATAAAATGCTATTTGGTTCATAACGTTTTTTGTTTCCGTTGCTGTCGATTGTGTACATTGGAATGCCGTTTTCACGTGCGAATCTTTCAATGACGCTCTCACCTGTTTGGCGTTTGTGCCAATCGCTGATAACGGTCATCGCTTGAACTGCTGCATAGTTAACATCACGGTTTAGATAATTGAGAAGGAATTCGAAACCACCATTGATTTTTTCGTCCCAACCAATTTCTTCATCGATATACTTTGACACTGACAAATAATCCTTATAGCCCCACTTTTGACCGTCATAAATCTTTTCGATCGGGAACACTTGATCAAATAAGCGTGGGGTTAATGCTCCTACGGTTTTGTCTAATGCACTTGCCCAAGCTAAACGTTCTTTCCAACGCATTTCGTCAACGAAAATTGCCTCTTTTACAAGCCGATATAAAATGACTTGGTTGTGAATATCTTGATTGCTTCGCATGATCTGGCCTCCTATGCAATCTTGATGAATTTGTTGACAAAGTAAATTTGGCCCTTGCCTGTTACCTTTGTCGTCTTGGTGATCTTTACGCTTCCATCACCCGAAACATGAGTGCCTTCCTTAATCTTGAAAAGTCCCATTTTCATAGACCGTTGCGTTGGCGTGTTATAGTCAGTTCCTTTACGACTGATTAAATAACCATTTGCCCGCAGCCACTTAAAGAGATTGTTAGGACCCATTGCATAAGTCTTACCGTCAATCACTAACGTACTGATTCCGTTTTGTTTCAGAATCTTTGCCAGCTCACCGATCAAAATAGGTGTTTCGCTTACAGAAACCGCATCGGCAAAAATCGCCTTTGGTTTCATCTTTTCGTTGTCAGCGGTGAGCAGCTCATTTTTCTCATGCAAGTCTTTGTTCTCAATCGTCAGTTTCAAGTTTTGGTTTTGCAGGTAGGCATAACCCCGCTTGATAACTTCTTGCGGGTCATTCCATCGGCGTTCGATTTCGATGAAATATTTGCGATAAACTTTCCCAAGCTGTGAGTGTGTCATCATACATAACTCTTTAGCCATGTCGATAGTGATGTCATAGTCTTGAATTGGCTTTGTACCGCCGTTTGGCATGAGCGTAACTCCAGTTACACTCATAAAATCTTCGTCTTCAACGAAATCTCTAAAGTTCTGATCAACCCATTTGCTAAAACGAGTGGTTACGTTTAACTTCTTATGCAGTTCACGGGCCGAAACAAGCTGCTGCCCGCTTTCTTCTTTGATGTTGATCGCTGGAACGTTTTCCAGAATTTTGTCAGTATCGATGTTTTCCATTCCGTTTAACTCCTTTCATTTTTTAGTTAGTCAATACGGCTAACTTTTGTTCAAAAAAATATCCAGTGGCAGCCCTAATACTTGGCTTGCTCGAATAGCAACATCAGAAGAAAGATTCCGGCTACCATTCATTACTTGGCTAAGATAGCTAGGACTAATGCCGATTTGCTTGGCAACAAAGTTAGCTTTCAAGCTCGGCGCTTAATCTCGTTATTAAGAATTTTGTAAGCATCTGGTTTTAAAACCTCTGGCATCGTGTCGCCTCCTCGCCGTTTCGTTTAACTTACGTTGACTATATTACATCGCCAATACGGCTAAGTCAACACTTTTATAAAACTTTTCGTTTAATACTGTATATTTTTTGTTTAACTGTTGTATTATTAACGAAAAGGAGTTGATTCACATGTCAGATTTTAGTACGCGCTTATCAGCTCTTCGTGAACAAAAGGGCTGGTCTAAAACGTATGTAGCTAAGCAAATTGGGCTTACAAGCATGCAGACTTACGCCAATTACGAATACGGAAGACGCGAGCCGGATTTTGAAACTACGAAGAAGTTAGCTAACTTATTTAACGTATCAACGGACTACCTGCTGGGCAGAAAAGCGCCGGACAATAACGATATCGATTTAGATAGAGCCATCGACAATGCAATGAGCTTCGACGGCAAGCCCGTCACTGAGCACGATAGAAAAATGATGAAACAGCTTTGGAAAGCATACATGGCCGGCAAAGAATAAGGTGATGTATATGGCTGAAAAGGTTATAGACATCATTAGGGAGCTAGGCGTATCAGTGATTGTTGGCGACTTCGATAATCCTGGATATTATGTGCCTGAGCTTAACGCTATTTGCATTGACGAAAAGCTTGATGAGTGCCAGCACGAAGCTGTTCTGCTGCATGAGTTAGGGCATGCTGCCAAACAGAAAAACGAAATCGAGCTATACAATGCAACCAAGACGATGAAGCTAAAAATGGAATGTGAAGCTAATCGCTATATGATCAGTTATCTGTTTCATCGATATATCAAATATACTGGCGAGGAGCATACAGGGTCGACTATCTAGAGTTTATGCGTCAGAATGACATCCCTTTGAGAGATGAGGATATCGTTAAAGAGATAATCGCTGACTATTGACCAAGTGCTGTTTATCAAGGATATTAAAAGGCTACCCTTAGTCCACAATCTTTCAAATGCTCGCAGCACAAAAACTATGCATTCTGAGAAATGGGCTGTTTATGAATCACAACGAGTATTCAGAGAATTAGTTGGCAAAAATTAAATGAGGTAAGAACAATGGCACGTTTATGCAACAATTGCGGTCGTAAAACTCACCTTCTTACTAGAACTAAGTTTAAAGATGGTGTTTTATGCAGCAAATGCTTAAAAAACTTCTCAATACCAGATACTGTTGGTTTCCGTTTGTGGGCTAAAAATAATTCTTGCCAAGCCGTAACTCGATACAAGCAAGTTACAAATAAATCAGAAGCCAAAACAAATCATATAAATAATAAACGAGAGATTCCGAATCCAAAGATCGACTTGTCTGAAATTGAACGATATTTAAATGAGTTTCCTAATTACGAAAGCAAAGGTGATAAAAGGTTTAATAAAAGAACTGGATATCCGTTAGCGAAACAATCATCAATTGAACGTTCCAGAAAAGAATTTGTAGATATGCTTTCATGGACACCCGATAATTATTATGCTTATGCTCATTATTCAAATGAAATTGCTATTGACGATTATTTAGGAAGTATTGATGTACCTTTTCTTATTGCAGGAACTATCGCATATAAGCAAGGCGACTGGGATATTGCTGAAAAATGGTGGTTATCTGTTTTAGATATTAGACCTACTAATGTTTTACGTAAATTAGAAATCATGTATAGAAAGCAACAACGCTATAAAGATATCGTTAGACTTTATAAAATTGCTCAACCATTAGTTAGACAATATGACAGTCTGACTGGTGAAAATACTTATAAATTTTATAAAACAGTAGCTATTCTTAATGAGGAACAACATAAAAAAGAAGATCATTCAATCGGTGTTATAAGATATCCAAGCAAAATTGATTCAAACTATTTACGCTTATTGCAAACAGCAAGATAAACAAAAATACCCTAGCCGTAACAGCTAGGGTTTAAAAATAGGCTTAAATCGAACATATGTTTAACTAGAAATTTTCTTGCCAGAATTGGTTTAAGCAATCTAGCTTTTTCTTGTAATATTGTCGTTCTTTGCCTGGTTCCATATCTTTGACAATTTCATTCAGTGCTACAATATCAACTTTCGGATTCGTTTTCGTGTAATCAAGCATTGAGAAATCGCGACTACGCCCGGGATCAATGTATCGCCCTACACCGGGTTTAATGCTTTCGAATTCTGTTTTAAAAGCATTAAGTGCAGCTAAATTTGCCTCGCCTAAAAGTCTATCTATTTTATCTACTGATTCAGCAGACGGTTTTATCTTTTTAGCGTGGTTTATGAAGTCAACAATAACTTCGCTCTTGGGGCTAGCATCAAAATAACCGCTCGCCGCTAGATTTCCCAACGTCATCTCAAGCATTGGCGTTATTGTTTCTTGAAATTCTTTGTACTGAACCATTGCATTGTCAACTTGACGCTTGTATTTTTCTAGCTCAATTCCTTCACTACTGATCACAAAGCGTTGTATCTCGTCCCAGAAAACAATAGTAATTACCAATTCCATGAACAAAGCCATTATTACGATAAACCAGACTGGCAGCCCTTTAAAACTTGTTAACAACAGAATCATGCTACTGGGAACAATCAACGAAAAAACAGCCCAATATATCATATTTATCACTTTTTCTTTCATACACATCACCGATTCAATTATAACAAAAAACCTAGCTAAATAGCTAGGCCGGTGATGCGTGTAGTATTTTGTATTCTAATTATAACACCAATCACATCTTTATTGAACATATGTACGAAAGGGTTTTACTATGGCTTCTTTTACAAAACGCAATGGGAAATGGCAAGCCAGAATCAGCTGGCATGACGAAAATGGCAAACTACATCAGAAAGCGAAATCTGGTTTTGCTACCAAAGCACAAGCTAAAGACTACGCAACGCAAATGGAAAACGAGTTGATCAATGGCGTTGATATTGCAGCAGACCCAGTTTTTGCCGACTACTTTAAAACGTGGTATGAAACTTACCGGTTGCCAAAAATATCAAAGGCAACGGCTGGCAACTATATCATTTCTAGTCGAGTTATCACGAAATATTTTGGCGATATCAGAATCAAGCAGATCAAGCGCAGCACCTACCAAAAATTTTTAAACGACTACGGAAAAGATCACTCGTTTGGGACGATGAAAGAATTGACTTCAAAAATTAAAGCCTGTGTTAAATCAGCAATTGCAGACGGCATTATTTCAAAAGACTTTACCTATAACGCAAATATAACCTATAACAAAGCTTTAACACGGAAACCTGAATATTTGTCTATCAGTGAGCTTAAACAGCTGATATCGGCTCTCAATGACGATTTAAGACCAGATAACGTTAAGCCTTATATCGTCCTGACTGCCATTTATACTGGTGCACGATTTTCAGAAATTCTCGCTTTGACTTGGAAAGACGTTGACTACCTGCACCGAACGATTACGATTAATAAATCTGTTGATTATAAATATAATCTTGGATTCAAGCCAACTAAAAACGAAAGCTCAAACAGAACAATTCGAGTTAATGGTGAACTGCTTAAGATACTAGCGCAGTTAAAAACTAATCAAACGCCACTTTTGTTTGCGAAAACTCCGCAATCTTTTAAGAATAGTCTGCTGCAAGACGCGAATTTATATCTTAGATCAACCTTGGAACGAATCGGAATCAAAAAGCGTGATTATACATTCCACGCGCTCCGCCACAGCCATGTTGCGTTTCTTTTGAGCCAAGGAATCGATATTTACGCCATTAGCAAACGATTAGGGCACTCGAATATGACAACGACCATTAATGTATATGCTTATCTAATAGATGAATATAAACATAAGCTAGACGATGAAATTGAGCAGAAATTAGCGCAATTATAG